TCTGATGCTACAGCCATCTATGGTGTTGATGATATTTTAGAAGCAGTATACAGAAACTCTTCGAGTGTTGATTCACCTCTTACAAAAATCAATAGATCTACATATCAAGCTTTATCAAATAAGACAGCCACAGGTACGCCTTCACAATATTTTGTGCAAAGGTTTATAGATAAAATTACAATTACTTTATATTTAACACCAGGTAGTTCAGAAGCTGGAAATAAATTAAATTTTTATTTTGTAAAAAGAATACAAGATGTAGGTGATTATACAAATGCAACTGACGTTCCATATCGTTTTGTTCCTTGCATGGTATCAGGTTTAGCTTTTTATTTAGCACAAAAATATGCTCCACAAAGAACACAAGAAATGAAACTTTATTATGAAGATGAATTAAATAGGGCTTTAACTGAAGATGGTTCATCTACAAGCACACATATTACACCTAAAACATACTTTC